AGAGATTCAAGCGTTACCAGACCAGTGGTCTCAGAGTTAAGCATATTAACTATAGTCTCATCTGCCTGATCTCCCTTGAGTTTTTTGTAGTTGTTTACAGCAATCAACCTCACATTAGCAATATGATTTTTACCAACAGTAGCCATCTCTGTAAGATTAGCTACCTGAGCATTAAGATCATTAATGGTAGATGTAAGTGTTGATTTCTCAGTCTGAAGAGTTTCTTTCAAAGACCTGAGTTGATCCCTATCAGCAATAAGAGCTTTAATAGCCGAGGTAACGTTATCTTTATTTACCTCGATGCCTTCTCCCAACTGCAACATACCTGTTGCTGTGATGGCTAACAAAAATTGTTCAAGTTCGTTCATTGTTTGATTTTGATTTAATTGTGAATTGTTGTTGATTATAGTATCAGGAGTCTCGTCCTTAAAACTCATAGTCTTATAATCGGTAATATAGATGTCTTTCTTTGTATCTTCCTGGTATTCACTGTAAGAAGACCAGGTCCTTTTTGCAAAATTTGGGTTTATGATTTTACCTTCTGAATTAACCTTCTGAGCAAATGGGTCAGCTCCATGTGATACTAATGAAGTTTCTAAATAACGGACCACTTCAGTTACTACCCTGCGTACCATTTGACCCTTAGAGTCATAAGTTCCAAGTTTATCAAAGAACTCATGGTCATCCATACCTGGGTGAGATTTATCCCATTTGAACTGTACTGTTACAGAGTTTGAATGTATAGATGGAGGTTCCATAAGGATGCCTCTAGCTATCCTTGGATTAGCCTTACCATCTATTTTAAGTACTCCATTTATACCAGCTGGTATAATAAAATTCCCATCCTTATAAGCTTCTTGCCAAATTACTTGGCTTACAGATCCAATAGCATTACCTATATTTGTTTCATGATCACAATTAACAGTTTGACCAAGAAGCAATTTCATAGAAGCCTTAAGTACTCCATTTTGACTAAAGTCAGTTGGATTATAATTCTTAGAAACTATGGTCTCTGATAACAACCTAAATATTGGCTCTATAAACTCATCATCCTTTGGTTTAAGCTCATCAGGATTTAAGTTTGGGTAATAGGTGTTATAATCTATATCACCACCCCAAAAACCAAACCTTGATATACTTTCTGGATTAGCTTTTGTCCACTTATAGTAGTTTTCAATAAACTTCTCCTTCTCTACTGATGGCGGTATATAACCTGCCATGATTGAATGACCAGACCCTATAGTAATCGAATCTAGTCTCTCTTTGTTTTTCGTGTTAATAATTCCCATAATTTATACTGGTTTTGAACTTGAATCACCTCTAGAAGGATTTGGATTTGATTTTGTACGTGATCTACGAGCAGATTGGTTTTTATCTGCCTGTCTCTGTTTCTTTTTAACAACCTCTTGAGGATCATTATTTACTCCGTTCTGATCCTCTAATGAAAGTCTAGGCTCATCTTGATCTGGAGAATCATAACCCATCTCCCAAGCATATTGATATTGTGAAATGATACCTGCTTTGTAGAGTAAGTCACAGTTCTGAATTTTATACTGTCTAGCCTGTTGAATCTTTACATCATCAGTAACTGTAGTAGTTCCCCAAGTTATAGTTAACCCTTTGTTATTAAACCCAGCTAACCTTAACTCTAATGAATAAATGAATGTCAATACATAGCCTACTATGTTTTGTATATTCTTAAGCTGGGATATCATTTTTGACAAGTTTACTCCTGTAGAAGCCTCTGTAGCATTTCCAGTACCAATGAGAGCTCCGTTGACTCCAAGGCCATTAGCTACTGACTGCTGATTCATATCCCATGGAGTATTCATGTTAGCCATATCTTTGGTTGTAGAATTCATCTTAAACTCATGATCATCGATATAACCAGTTACTACTCCATCCTTCATGCCAGCAACCAAATTATTTTTTAATTCCAAGAGTATCCTAGACAACCTATTTTCATAAGCCCTATCATTTTCATTGGCCTTTTGATCTGGTTTTTGCATCTTAGCTTCAAGGAATCCCATCATACCAACCATTTCCATGATATGCTTGAAGTTAACCTTCATATCAGATTGTGTCTTAATAGAATCCAAAGCTGCAATGAATGGTGGTATTCCATACGGTTCATCTGTATCATTATACATACCAGCATATACATAAGTATCTATATTTAACTTAATGTACTGATCGCTTGTATGATTATTTGGCCAAGTTCTGTTTTGCTGATAAGGGTGGTATACTCCGTTGTTTTCTCTCTCAAAGTATATATCCTCTGGATTGACGAAGATTATTGTAGATATACCATCCAGATCATTATTAGGTACAGCTTCTACTGAAATAGCTCCACTGATAAACAGTTGAACCATCATCTTATTAACCAAACCATCTATACCAGCCGTATATAAAGACCACCTCTTAGTTACATTAGATAAATGAGCTCTCATCCTATCTGCCTCTTCATCGGTATTGTTTGGAAACCCAAGCTCATGACCAGTATTGGCTAACTTAAACATATCCTGGAGAGCTATACTCATATCAGGGTTTACCTTATACAGGTTCCTTATGAGTGGTATAACTTCTCTTCTAAAAGAAGGAGTTACCATCTTTAACTCCCTATTTAGTAAGTTTATGAAAGAGGTATCATTTGGTACAGAAACTCTACCTGGAGATATTCCAGTGATATTTCTATCAAATTCCTCTTTCTTCTTGGGATCCTTTCGTTTGAATAAAGCCCAATCGAGTTTGAATAAGTTAATCATTTTGGTGTTACTATAATGTTTGTCTTGCTTTTCCTTATGTGATTGCATATTGCTTTTCCCATGATATCATCATCAGCATATACCTCAGTTTCCAATTCTTCACTACCAGATAAATTAGTTTTATGTTTACCCATAGCTACAGGTCTACCTAAACTGTCATACACGAATGTATAAGCCTCTTGAACAAAGAATGGGTCTTTTATGGTTACTACATTGTTTCTAATATCATTTTCTAGACCATCAATAATAACAGGTCTATTCTTATTAGTAGTTAACCAACCAGGACTCTTGTCAGTCTCTGGACGGCTCTTTCCTTTCTTCTTAATAAGCTTCTGATAGTAATAAAGTTTTGGATAACCCTCGGTTTGTAAAAATGAGGTTACTGCTAAGCCTATATCATTTGATTCTGGAGCAACAGTGGCATTATTAAATAACGTACCAGTATCGCCAATAAACCTTGCATACTTATCAACTGATAACCTACCTTTATATACTGCTTGCTCATCTCCATACTTATCCATTACAGTAAATGCAGAATAGTCAGAGGCTCTACCTGTAGCCACATCAGCACCAAGGAAATACTCTTTATCAAGTTGAGGGTTTTCGAATTGAAGGTACTGTCCGTTGTATCTTTTCTTTATAGCTGGGTAATCACTTAAACAATCTTCAATAGCCTTGATATCTGTAAGGTCAAATACAGAATTACCTGATCCAAGAAAGTCTCCATCTATTTCTTGGGCAGTTCTCTTAGGTCCAAGTGCAGTAGACATAGTCTGATACCATTTATCATCTCTCTCAGGGTGCATTCTCCAATATAACCTCATAGGGTTAAAGTCATTACTTCCAGAAATTGCATCTACCCAAGTAGAATGATACCAATTTGCTAAACCAAATGGGGTGCTATTGATTATGGCTGTTCCACCAGTAGAAAGTGTTGGGAATGAAGCTGCCCAAATTTGAGAAGCCCATCTAACTATAGCAGCTTCATCAATAACCAAAAGTGAAAGAGATTCAGAACGTCCAGCTTCTGGAGAGGTTGGAATAGATTCTATAAAAGACCCATTATCAAACTCTATCATAGAAGCTGAGCCATATTCTCCAGGTCTACCGTTAACTATTGGCACCTGCATATACCATGGAAGATTCTTGTACATAAACTTGATCTTCCTTAGTACCTTTTTAGCCGTAGTATCTTTGATAGATATAATGTTGATCTTTTTGTTTGGATGGAACATAGCCAACCATAAACAGAAAAGTGAGATTAATTCTGTAATACCAGCTTGCCTAAATTTGAGGATTATATTGAACCTTTCCTTGAGGAAATTATATAAAACCGATTTTTGGTATGGGTAAAGTAAGAATTGAACCTTACCTCTTACTGGGTGTATTACCCAGATGAATAAACTGAAGAAGAATGGATCTACTGAAGCTCTAGCAAGATTGGCTAATTCTTCTTTGGTTAGTGAAGTATTCTGTAAACTTATCTTTGCCATTGTACAGTAAACATTAGATCTTTCTGAGGTTTATTTGTAAGTGATGGGTAATATCCAAGATCTATACCAAGTTTGTAAGTAAAGTGTTTGGTCTTATAACTAATACCTCCCTCTAAATCATACATGTTATTGATAGGCCTTATTTTCAATTCGGCATAAGGTTTGATTTGATAAATTCTCTTTTGAGTTAAGATGCCGTTAGAGAAATTGTATTTGTAAAGTGAGGGGTTAATTGAGTACTCTTGGTCAATAGCTAAATCCGAATCCTTGAGTATGGTTAGGGATAACTTCGTAGGCTCTATTCGAAGGTGGATTAGTGAATCAATATCAGTTCCTCTTTTAACTCCCTCACTGTATACTGTAACATGTTTGATCGGTGTTTCCTCTTTGTAAGGCTTAGTTACTTGGTAAGGCTTGTATACTGTGTCTACCCTGTAATTGTTTATCCTCACTGGTTTATAGTTTTTTCTGTTATCTAAGAGGCTGAGAATTATAACAATGAGGATTGCAATGATGATTAAGTATAGTTTCTTCATTACCGAAAAGTTTTTTGGTGTTCAACATATACGCGTGTATACATACGTATACATACGCTCGCTAAGTATTCTATCTTTTTCTGTATTAGTATGAGTTTACGAATACTAATACATTTTGCGTAGCAAAATACATAGACCATACTAAGCTATTCTTCTTTCTTTATATATTTCTTTCTTCTTTCTTTTCTTTGGTTCGTTTCTTTTCTTTCTTCTTTCTTTGTTCGAGGCATAGCTTGAACCATAAGCCAACTTCATATACAGAACCCTTGCATAGAGTGTATCTGGCTTTGTTCAACCAATACATGAAATTATCTGGGTCCATGTAGATCTTGAATTCTTCAGGGAAACCCATGATGATTCTATAATCTTGAATACCAAGTGGCCATCCATCTGGTCTAAATTGTCTATCAGCAGGTCTGACAGTTAGAGGATACTTGTCAGGATCTAATCGATATACTCCTGGGAGAGTAGCCATTTTCTTAGTTTTGATAGGCCATTTCTTCTCATTCTTGAAATCCCTGTTCCAAAGTCTATGTATTTGCCTTACTGTAAGAGAAGTTTTATCAGGTAATTTTCGGTAATCATACATTGCCAAAGTTTTAGATTTTGGCGGCATATAATTTGCATTATTTCCCTTAAAAAACGCTGCCTCCAGAGAGTTTCTAGAGAGTTTTAACTTATTTACGGGAGTTATATTAGTGAAGTATTTTTTATATGCTCTTACCCTTACCCCAATGATTATTAACCTTTTCCGAGAAATTTGTGAATTTCCGAATTGGGAAACACTGTCATGGTGAAATATTAACTCATAATCCTTGAATGTATTCTCCCAGAATGAAACAGGCATTAATGTAATAAGTCTTGGAAGGTTCTCTATAAGAAAAACTTGTGGCTTATAGTACAATATACCTTCTATTACTAGGTTAATTGACTTATTTTTCTCTGGATTTCCTAGTTCTTTTACTTTAGAAAGTCTCATAACTGAGCTTGCTCCACAATCTGGAGAGCTTACTATTACATCAGGCTTCCATTCAGATGGAAATCCAGCTTTAATGAATGGAATT